GCACCATGCTGAACCGAGACAACAATAGCCTTGAGTCGTTTTGGTTTGTCATCTTCATATTCCACCGTCACTTGAGCTTTCCCGTCGGGACCAATATCTTTAATCACACCACTCTTCATGACCTTATCTAGCTTTTCGCAGATAGCATGGGATAAGACTAAAGGTAGTGGTAACTTCTCACTGGTTTCATTGGTGGCATAGCCATAGACTGTCCCTTGGTCACCAGCTCCTAACATCGAGTACCATGATGTGTCACCTTCACGAGATTCCAAGGCTCTATCGACACCACCGGCGATATCTTTACTTTGTTGATGCACATAGACAAATACAAGAAATTTTCTCGGATTGTAACCCACATCTGTTAAAACATTGCGAACCACTCGTCTTATATCTATTTTCTTTGAACAGGTAATCTCACCAGAAACAATAATATGTCCTTTGGTTGCCATTACCTCACAGGCGACACGAGAGGATTTATCTTTTCTTAAACACGCATCTAAAATGCTATCTGAAATAAGGTCACATAATTTATCGGGATGACCTTTACATACACTTTCACACGTTCTATATTTATTCATTTTATTTTCCTTTCCGAGCAGATAATAACCGCTCCATCAAATCATCTTGTGGACTTCTGCCTCCAAACTCCACAGAGCAGTTTTCCTTTACAATTTGGTAAATCTGATACCAACACTGGTTGACCTGTTTCATGTATTCACGGCTCATCGCAACATAAGGTGATGCGATGGCAGCTGAAGTGGTTGGATGCTTTGCAAGAAATCCATATTCTGAAATACACTCTTCGCACTGAATCCAACGAGAAACACTCATGGCATACTGCTCGATTAGCTGGTTGTTTACTAACATTTCGCAGCTACGATCTTTCAGCCACTTGTAAGTTTCGATATAAATATCTTCTGCACAGAGGTCTTTACCGTTTTTCTGAGCCGCCTTTAAATAATCTTTTACTGGAGGAACATCCGTGCCTTCCATTTCTGCTGGCTCCGGCAGTACTTGAACCCCGTTTAATCTGCCATCAGCAATTTTGTCGGTTAGAGCCTTTGATTTTCTTCCAGCACCAACACGCTGACCGCCTCTTGCTGTACCGTCTTTCGCCATGTTTTCACCCCACTTTTCTAAAAGTCTTTAATACCCCCTTTGATTTCTGATTTTTACACGCGAAGCCCCAGGCCGCTGTCCGCCATAAGAGGTCTAGAGATTTGACCTCCCCCTTGGCTCAGCTACGAATCTGTCTATCACCGAGTTCTAAATGAATCTTGTTGTGACAGGATTTACACAAGGACATCAAATTGTTTCTATCGTGTGTACCACCTTGAGATACAGGGAGGACGTGATGCACTTCATCGGCGGGAGTTAGTCTTCCGTCCTCTTTACACATTTCACACAGGGGATGTTCTCGTACATAGCGGTCACGGATTCTTTTCCAGGCTCTGCCATACTTTTTATTAACATCGCTTGACCGTTGGTATTTGTCATAGCGCCTACGCTCAATTAATTTATGGTCATCACAATACTGACCATCGGTTAAGTTTGGACAACCCGGAGTACTGCACGGTCGTTTCGGTTTCCTTGGCATCGTTTCACCTCACTTTCTGGGCATAGAAAAAGCCCTGCAGGGCGCATCCCACAAGGCTTGGTAAGTATTCTATCTTGCTGATTATAATGTAACATGAAGATGAGGTGCTTATCTCTGCTCAAAAGTGCTCATTGCTGTTCAACTTTTGAATAACAATTGGATTTTCAGGTACGACCACATGATTTAAGGCATTGCCATGCCATCTGCGAATGGTACTCTTATCAGCGTTCAGCTCATCACCGATTTGCTCCCAAGTAAAGTTATGAACATAACGGTAACGTAACACCATGCGTTCATCGATATCCGTTACTTTATTAATCACATCTCGAATCTCTGCTTTCAGTGCTACAAGATGATCCACCTCATCATTAATCTTGATTTGAAGTTCTTCAATTCGCTCCAGGTATCTGACAAACAAAGCATCGGTATGCCGTTGTGTTTGTATTCTCTCGCCCCAACTGGGGGAGGAAACACTGGTCGATAACTCCCTTAGTCGTTCCATTTCCTCAATGTTGGATTGGATTCGTTTATCTAGCCTGTAGGCTTGATGTAAGTATTCTTTTGCTTTCATTGCTCGCTCACCTCCGCTTGTAGCTTTTTGATTAGGACATTCCCATCAACAGAGGTAAGTTCTCTATACCAATCAGAGCGGAAGAACCTCTCCACCTCGTTTTTCATATTTTTTGCCGGCCCATAACGTGGTCGTTTCTTTAGTTTCTTTAAGGCGTCTCTATAATCCTTAACAGCCATCAAGATAATGGCATTGGCTAAATTTTGATAAGGTTCTGTCATCGCATCACCTCTAAATTCGCTTTAACCGCATCAATCAAGGCATCTTGTGTTTTTTCCTTTTTTGTAAGAGCAAGCAGAACGTCTTCATCTATGGTGTTTTTGGTGATGATGTGGTGGACAATAACTGTATCCCTTTGACCCTGCCTATAAAGTCTTGCATTAGTTTGCTGATACAGCTCTAGTGACCAGGTCAGACCAAACCAGATCAGAGTCGAGCCGCCGCTTTGAAGATTAAGACCATGACCTGCACTGGCTGGATGAATAACAGCAATGGGTATCTTGCCATCATTCCAATCCTCAATATCCTTTGATGACTGAATCTGTCTTACGGGAAATCTCTCTTTGATACGTTCTAAGTCATGCTTATACCAATAAGCAACAAGGACTGGTTTCCCATTTGCTCCTTCAATTAAATCTTCTAAGGCATCTAGCTTTTTGTCATGAATCACATGGGCCTTATTCCCGTTATCGTATACTGCACCATTTGCCATCTGTAGCAGTTTTCCAGAAAGGACTGCCGCATTAACCGCATCAATATCTTCATCACCTAAGTTAGCCACCATGTCTTCCTTGAAATCTGAGTAAACCTTCCATTCCTTATCACTTAAAGTGACAAATACTTCATTGCTGACATATTCAGGCATCTTCAGATAATCAGTAGATTTCATAGAAATGGTGATGTCTGATATTTGTTTGTAGATTTCCTCTTCCGCACCGGGTAGTGGTTTATAAGAAAATATAATCTGAGCATTTCGCTTATCTGGCTTAAAATAGGTATTTCGGTAATGACTGATGTAGCGTCCAAGCCTTTGACCCAAATCAAGAATTCGAAACTCTGCCCATAAATCCATCAATCCATTACTGGAGGGAGTACCGGTAAGACCGACTATTCTTTTTACAGAGGGTCTTACTTTGAGAAGACTCTTAAACCGCTTTGCACCATAAGATTTAAAGGATGACAATTCATCAATGACTACCATATCAAAATGAAAAGGAATACCACTTTTATGAACCAACCAATCCACGTTCTCACGGTTGATGATGTATAGCGTGGATTGTTTCTTGAGGGCATCGATTCTTTCTTTTTCTGTTCCGACTGCCACCGAGTAAGAGAGTCCTTTTAGATGATCCCACTTATTGATTTCGGCAGGCCATGTATCCCTTGCTACTCGAAGTGGAGCAATGACTAGCACCTTACATATGAGAAAACTATCCAAACACAAATCAAATATGGCAGATAAGGTAATCACACTTTTTCCTAAACCCATCTCAAGAAACACTGCAGATATGGGATGGGATAAAATGAATTCAGTGGCATAGCTTTGGTATTCATGTGGCTTGTATTTCACTAAGTATCCCTCCAATCTGTTCTATATCATCCAGGCAATAGACTAGAAAGCCTAATGCCTCTAATTGCTTCTTTCTTTTATTCTGTAAAGGACGCATCTTTTTCCCTGTTGCCTTACATTCGACAAAGGCGATTCTTCCCATGGGAAGTAACACAATCCGATCAGGCATTCCATCTATTCCAGGACTTACAAATTTAGGCGCCATACCTCCCATGCTTTTTACTGTCGCTACCAGTTTTTGTTCTATATATTTTTCTTGCATAAATGACCTCCATAAATTGATTAGGAACAACAAGCACAACTTTTAACGTTTTTTCCTATACGCGCGCATACACACGCTCAAGATGCCTTACTACTACTATTTATTAATTTATTACTAAGTAGTAAAACTCTTGTTCCACTCATTCCAGTAAAGCCAAAACATCGGTAATGACTGGGTTTTTAAGAGAACAAGCATAAGGAACAACCATAGAACAAGGAACGACCTTACTCATTCTTCTCATAACAACGTTGCCTACCGTAAATGGGAAAATTACTTGTTCCGTTCTTGTTCCCCTGGTACTTGTTCCACCCATTGATCTTTTTCATAATGCCAGCAATAGCATAGGAGTCCGCAGGCTTCATGGCGGAGGCATCCCTTCCAAAACATTCGCACCAAATTTCCATATTACAAACAAGGGTGCGTTCTACCGTGCCGACACGAGATTCCCCACCAAATTCACTACCGTTTAGGTAATTTCTTCGTTCGTATAAGGACAGGGCATCCCAATCATCGGGTAAAAGCGTATCGAGGTAGGTGCGAACAAGCCCTTCTCGCTCATCACTCTCCATGGCATCTGCCTGCTCATTCGTTGCTAACTCTACATCACTGCCCTCTAAATAGAGCTTTTCACCTTTGGCATAAAGCACCAAAGTTTCTGCCCAAATCTGCTCTACATCGTATACGGACATCTGCCATACTTTTCTTTTACCATCACCACTAATACGCACTGGCCAGAATCTGCGGTTACCAGTGATATCTCGCAAAAATCCGCTTTCTGCATTGGTAGACCCGACAATGATACATTGACGAGGATGGCTTTCCACATTCACACCATAACTGGCACGGTATTTATCATCCGATCGTGAAATAAAGGATTTCACGACCTCCACATCGGTTTTTCGCATGCCAGCTAGTTCGCCCAGTTCTAGAATCCAGTACCCTTGAAGTTTCTCAGGGCCTGCTTTGTCTTTCATATCGGTGAGGGTTAAACTATCGGAAAACCAATCACCTGCAAGCTTTGCAAAGAAGGTAGACTTACCGATGCCTTGTGGTCCATTTAGAATTAAAACGCTGTCGAATTTCGTACCAGGATGATATATTCTAGCGACTGCTGCCACCATCATTTTTCTGGTAACAGCTCTGGTATAGGAATTATCTGTTGCATTGAAGTAATCAATCAGCAAGGTTTCAACGCGAGAGGTTCCATCCCACTCTGGTAGATAATCCAGGTATTCCTTGATGGGATGATAGGACCGCTCTGCTGCGACTGCTAATATGGCGTCCTTTGTTTTGGTTGGAGAGTAGATGCCGTATTTATTAGACAGATAAACTTTAAGGGCAGCATTATCAGAATCATTCCAGCCGCCCTTCATCTGTTCCCAAGGCAGTCCGTCTCTAGCATCGATTCCATCACGGTGCTTATTAAAGGCAATGGATTCTAGTTCTGAATCGTTGCGGATGATGAGAACGATATTATCCAATGTGTCTTTAATCTTTCCTTGCTTATCCAGTTCAAGTGCTGTCTGCCAATTGTCCTCCGTAAAATCAATCGTAGCCTGTTCCATCCGCTCTTTTGTAAACTGTGCCTTTACTTCATCGTCTTGGATAGCAAATTCACACATATTGATAAAGGATGGTAACTTACTTGGAGGTGTGCTTTCTGTCGCTCGATCATCTAAATGACCAAACTTATGAATACGAACAAGGTCAAAAGCATTAAGCAGTCTCCCACTTGCAGGATCTGTTGCGTGATGTGAATAGGCGAACTTATCATCATAGAGGATGACACCGGCACTAGAGTCAGCCGGGATATAATCATATCGACCAACCATTACTGAAGGCTCGTATATATCCTTTAAAAACGTATCAATCGCACGGCTAACTGAGTGGGCACGGCAAAAAGTACCGACCACACCTTCCTTGGAGAGTGGATCAGCTTGTTCTTTTAATGAACGTTCTATTACCTCTGATTGCCTTGAGGATACAGGCCAAGTGCTTGTGTCATGCCAATCATCATATTTATTAAGAAACACATCCGGGTCAAGGAGTGAGCCGCCTTTTTCTTCATATACAAACACACCGTTTCTTGAAGTAGACGGCCAATACATCAATCTTTCCGGTTCATAGGTAGTGTCATCAAATAGATCGATGCCTACTTCTTTTGCTACCATACGGCTGACCGCGGCATATTCCTCTTCTCCCACATCACGCGAGAGAGGAATGATTAGTCTAAGCCTTGGATTTTCTGGAGTATGCTTATGAGTAGAATAGATACAACACTGATAAGGGAAGAAGGTAGAGATTTCTTCCCAGATAGTACTTGTGCCATAATCCATATCAAGGGTTAGCATGGAGCGTGATAGAACATTCCCTTTTTTACGTCTACCATCTTTTAAGTGACCGCCGACAAAACCCCCGACATCTTTAATGGAGTCCTGACCACCTTTTCTCATTTTTCGATATTCTTCTACGGTTTCAGTGGTACGCTGCGTGGTCTTAACACGAGAGCAGAAGTCCTCCCAGCTGATGTCTGTGTTTTTCCACTTTTTATCCATTCGGCTGCTGCCGTATGCTATCTTCATAGAGACTCTACCTCCTCAAAATCTTTATTAAAGTATCTGACCGGCTGTCTGCGTTTCTTTGCTTTTTCAATTTCAATGCTCATACCTCGTGAAATCACATCACCTAAAACCCAGACTTCTTGACATTTGCCCATCAGGATAATATCCATGAAAATAGCGAGATCGCGTTCTTTCTCATTGCTGTCATCCATAAACTGTGGAAACAGAAGGTGAGGAGCAAGTGGGATATTGCCATTATCTAAAGCAAAACGACAAAATGCTCGTGTCCGCTTATTGTTATTTTCGATATCGCCACTAAATGGAGAGCAAATATAGACAAGGGGCTTAAAGGCAGCTTTTGCTGCTGCCTTTTCCTCACGAGTGATATTGCTAAGTGCTTTATGAGGAGTTGGGTCATGATACCCTTCTGCGTTGTTCATATTGATTCCCATATCACACCTCCATCTCAATCTGCGGATAAATACCATCCACCTTTAATTGTTCGTAGATAAAAAGTCTTCCTTTTTGCGTCCACTTGGTATGCACTTTCGTATGCTTTATACCTTTGCTATCTTCGTAAATATGAGTGTTGGTTTTGGTATATCCATTGGGAGCATACTTTTGATAAAGAAGCCAAATGTCACCTTGCTTAAACTGAATCCCTTTTTCATGAAGGTATTCGTTCATGCGCATGGCACTCCAGCCATAATCTTTGGCAATCACAGAAATGTTGACCGCATCCCTGCATTTAAGAACCACATCATAATAAGTAGCCTTGGGTTTCATCTCAGCAATTTGCTGCTGACCAATCGCAACGGCCGCCATCAACTCCTTGTTCTTTTCACGTTCCTCTTTCAGTGCAGTAAAAGCTGCGATGGCAAGGTCAGGATCTGCGATTAAATCATCCGTGACATAAAGTCCATGTTTGCGAATAGCAGGGAGGACTTCATTGGTGACCCAACGTTTGAACTTTTTAGCATTAGGCATTTTGCTTGAGAGGATGAGACTGTACAGACCAGATTCGTTGATAGCAGTCATCGTTTGATTTCTTCCGATGGCGTCACGAATCGTTACGTCATCCTTGTCCTCTTCATCAATGTGGTCAATTAATGCTTTTCGGGTATTTGCGTAACCGAGAATACCAGCTACATCCTTACCCACAAAATAAGGTTGACCACCAATCGTTGTAGTACGTACAGAGCCGAACTCTGCATTTCTGTAAACTTGTAATTCCATTCGAATTACCTCCTTGTATTTTTTGGAGGTCTTGACCTCCTACCTAGTAGCCTTGGGAGAAGGTCAAATCTGACGGTTTTTATATTCTTGTTCTAATTTCTTTGTTGCACGCTTTAATTTCTGAGTAATGTTGTTTTCATCAGCACCTATGGAACTGGCATATTCTCGAATCGACATACCGTCAATGCGTACTGCAATGAACATATCTGCCCAGTCCTGCTTTTTGCCAAGAGCAGTGCGTATCAATTGGCAGACAGATTCGTACTCATTTTGGAGACTCCGTTCTATCTCCTGAGAGTTGTCAGCGAAAGTATCCATGACATCTATTTCAACCTCATCATCTTTTCGATAAGGTGTCTTTGGGTTACCAAGATGCCTATGGTAGCGACGCCAATGGTTGTATTCCTTGTTGTTCATGAGGTCAAACATTTCTTGTAGAGTCTCACAGCGCTTCACTTCCGCCTTCTTTTCCGGCTTTGCCTCTGCAAGACGTTGTTCATAATCGATATCCAACATGACGCTATAATCTCCATCTGGAATTTCAATTGTGGTGTAGTTCTTGTGACCGTTTTTGATGTTGTCTTCATATAAAACTCGAATCTTCATAAAGTATTCCTTTCCGCCTAGGCATTGGGCGGCGGAATACAAAAAGAGCCTGTGGTGAAGATGACCACAGACTCCGCTTGTCCTAAAAAAGGGCACACGAAATAACGGTGGGTGCATCTTCATTCCAAAAACAGTCTTTATCACTGTGTTCTGAACTCTTATGCATCCCGCCGTCCGTATGCGCACTAGGACTTTGAGATTGATTTTGTCGAGCGATAACCGCTCTGGATAGATTTCTCTCTTAGGGAGGATAGGTAGGCTGATTATTCAAATCTGTCTCTACCTATCATTTGTTCTAAAAATTACTTTTTCTTGCTTGGTCTTGTTTGACTTAAAGCACTGCCAGCCACAGACTTGGCTTTCTTGCTGTAACGCCCATCACTAAGGATTTTGCTTGCTTTTGATGCAACTCTTTTTGATGTTTGCTTTGTATTACGTTTGGCCATCTGAGCTACCTCCTTTCTTCTCATCAATATGCTTTTTTTGAAGATCAAGCATATGATTTTTCCATAGTTGGTAAGTTATCAGGCTTTATTGATTACATATTTCTTCCCTAGAAATAAGTTTGTCTTACCATCTATTCAAATTTTAATATCTAGAGACCCTAAAATCCTCAGCTGAAACTCCTCTGACACTCGGCTGAGACTCCGTAAAATATTTCTCAAGTCTTTAAAAAGCGAAAAACTAAGTGATTGTAAAGTTCTAGTAAGTGTTTTCGGAAAAATGATTGTAATTCGCTTAGTAAATCGATATAATAGTAAAGATACGTCTTGGTTATCACCTAATTGTGCTTGGAGGCGATTTAAAATGGCTTTTAGTTATAACAAACTATGGAAACTCTTAATTGATAAAAAAATGCTAAAAAAAGATTTAATGGCAAAAACAAACTTAACGTCGACTACATTAGCGAAAATGGGCAAAGATTTACCGGTGAGTATGGATGTGTTAGGAAGAATATGCAAAGCTCTTGATGTCAACGTAGGTGATATCGTCGACTATATTGATGATACGTCGAAAAAATAAAGCTGTTGAAGGAGGCGCAATATATGAAAAGGTTATGCTTTGGAACTTTTGCTACAGTATTAAAGAATTGCATGGCTAAGCGAGTTACACAAAAAAAATTGTGTGGTGCCATGCTGCTTTCTATTGCGCCTACATATGACATTAGTGGTGATGATGGTGCCGTTTCAGATTTAATACTAGGCAAGAAAAATTTATCACTAACAGTTACTGATGCTGCTCCCAACGCAAATTCTCGTGCTATTTCAGATTATTTTAAGCAAAATATTCTCATGATGTTGGATAGCAATAAGAGAAACCTAATCGTTTTAGCTTTGAAAGACATTATTTCATCTGACGATACCATCGAATCTGATACAGTTGTTGAAATATTAAACAGCATGACAAAGGAAGATATCCTAAAGCGTAATGCCTTTGTATTAGAGGACTTTCTTGCAGGCATCCTACTTTACACAGTGCTTAACGTCGAAAACCGAAATTGTGAAAGCAATGTTCGCGAGATAACAGATGAGTACATACAATCCTTTGAAGATAAAAGACTAGATATCAGCCTTATTGATGCATATAATAATTTAACTCCTGAGATTGCTTACGAAATATCAATCGACACTCACTCCCTCGTATTACTTGCTGAAACAGGTGGAAAATGCCAAAAGTGTGGACGAGTTTTGGGTATAAAAAAAGAAGGCAACGACATTAATTACGCTAAGATCGTTCGCCTCTCAAAAACTGATGAAGTGGTTCTATGTGTTGAATGTGAGCGTGAAATACAAAGTGCCTCCGAAGAAGAGAAATCGGCTTTACTTTCGGACAAGCGTGATTTGGAAGACCTTATGGTAGCAAGAGATGCTACATCACGATATACAATAGAGAAACAAATTGAACAAGTACTTCGAGAAGTCAATTTGATGGACGTTACAGACGGTACACAACTGAAAATTGATCCTGTGAAAGTTGAAAATAAAATCTTTGAAAAACGTTTAAAAGAAAGGGTTCTTTTTGATGTTCGGCGATTGTATCAAGGAGTTAATGATGCACTGGATCGGTTAGCTGGGGAAAACAAGCTAAATGTCGATAAGTTTGCAAAAAGCGTCAAACGAATGTATGAAGATACAAGTGAATCGCAACTATCCCAAAGTGCTATTTACAATCTACTTGTTGAGACGTTATTCGAAAAGACTGGTCGCAAATATAGAGAAGCGTGTGAGATTATTATCTCCTACTTCGTTCAAAGGTGTGAGGTGTTCGATGAGATTACCAAATAAAGTAACTCCCTATGCGAAAAGCGTTATTGCTCTTTTTCCTGATATTCTTGGGAAGTTGACACAGCAAGATATGTCCCCCAAGGAGTTATTCGAAAAAACTAAGTCTAGAAAATATGACATGGCAGATTTTCTAAGTGCATTAGATTGCTTATTTGCATTAGGAGAGATTGAATTAGATGAAGAAGGGAGGCTACTTCACTATGTTAAAAGAGATTAAGTGCGATAAATTTGCTTCAGACCACCAAGTCATTTATTTTAATTCAGGCCTAAATACAGTTTTAGGAAGTACAGGTGGAAGTAACGCAATTGGAAAATCCACATTTCTATGGATTATAGATTATGTATTTGGCGGTGAAAGTTATTGTTCTCTGACCGGAGATATCAAAAAAGAAATAGGCTCACATACAATCTACTTCAAATTTGAATTTGATGGTCAACCATACTATTTTTATAGAAACACTGATGACCCTAAAAATGTTTATCAATCTGATAATGAACATCATTTTATAGCAAAATTGTCCCTTGATGATTACCGAAGATTTTTGTTTCAAGAATATAGAATCGGCCTTCTAGCCCTTTCATTTTCAGATATTACGGACCGGTTTTTTCGTATTTATGGACGCGAAAACACTCTTGAAAAATATCCATTGTTAGTGAAGCCCCGCGAACAAGATGAAAAGGCTGTAGATTTCTTATTAAAACTTTTCGGGCAATATGAAATTCTTATATCTATCAAAAGTATGGAAGAAGAACTTGGGATTAAAGCTTCACAACTAATAAATAGGCAACGTCAGAAGGTAGACATTGAAAAAATCGCAAGTAATCAAAAAACAATTGAGTCACTCAAAAAGAGACTGCAAAAGCTGATGAAAAATAGTGAGGAAGCCCAGTTGGAAATGTTTGGTTTTGACACACAAACATTTGAAAGGATTTCTGCAGTTCAAAAAGATTTGAATAGTTTTATTCGTAAACGCAATCGACTGCAATCAGAACTCAATGCTATTTTGAGCAATATGCCTGAAAGCAAGGCCAATAGTGAAAGTGAATTTAATTCTTTAGTTAACTTCTTTCCCGATACTAATATAAAAGCATTTACCGAAATAGAATATTTTCATATTAGAATTAGAGAAATTTTAAGCGAAGAAATGGAACAGGAAATAAGCCGATTGCAACCACTTATCGAAGAGTACGACAAGGAAATAAATCGGCTAAATAAGAAAATTGAAGAGTCTGGCATTGCAAAGGAAATATCTGAGAGAGTTCTTTCCCAGTGTATTAATGTATCTAAAAGTATTGATAGACTCGAAGAAGAAACATCAGAATTGGTTCATCAAAAAGAATTACAAGATGCTCGAGCTGAAGCAGAAAAAAAATTGCATAAACTACTATTGCAACAATCTGTCAAAATAGATGAGATTCAAGATGGTATTAATTCTCAAATGGGATTAATTAATAGAGTAGTGACTGAGAATCAAGAAACTGCTCCTATTCTACATATCTCTCATCAAAAGGACATTGTTTTCGAAACTCCCGGCAACACTAGTGAAGGTACTGCCTTCAAAAGTCTCGTTGTTTATGATTTGAGCATTCTTGAGCTATGCCCAGTTCCTGCTATCATCCACGACTCAAATATTCTAAAACGTATTGAGGATGTTCACTTGGAACATATATTAGAACGTTATCAGTCTACCAAACGTCAAGTATTTATTGCTTTTGATAAAGCTGATTCTACAACTGAGAATGCACATAGAATTTTAGAAGAAACTGCCATACTACGTTTATCCGATGGAAATGAACTTTTTGGACGTTCATGGAGTAAATACGGATTGAACGATTAAATATAGGAGGAATTAATAATGGCTGCAATTAATGATCTGCTTCGACAGATTCCTGATACTTCTTTGCGTAACCGCTTGGAACAGGAATTTGCTCGAATTTCAAAAAATAAGAAATTTGGACTTGTATTTGAGGAGCATATACCTGAATGCACTCCACTTTATGAGGTCTCTATCAAACGTGGCTCTACTGTTGCACTAAAAACAGGTCACATTAATGATGTATATACTGTGTTGAAGCTAGATGGAGATACCGCCCTTTGCCTTAATAAAAAAACTAGTGATACCGAAAACATACCAATCACAGAGCTAGTTTCAGTTGCCCAATTTGGAGCGCCGATTTTCCCCACTCTTCAACCTATTGATTCTGTAGAAAATGCACCTGATAGTGACTTGTGGCATGCAATTATTGAAGCAGACAATTTTCATGCCCTACAGCTATTAGAATACCTCTATCCTAAGAAGGTTGATTGTATTTATATTGACCCTCCATATAACACAGGTGCCCGGGATTGGAAATACAATAATGATTATGTTGATTCTAGTGATAATTGGAGACACAGTAAGTGGCTCTCAATGATGCAAAAACGATTAAAAATTGCAAAAAGAATATTGAACCCTGACACTGGTGTATTAATTGTTACAATTGATGAGCACGAAGTTCATCACTTACGGACATTGTTGGAGGAATTATTCCCAGAATTTTATATTCAGATGGTTACGTATGTTAGCAATCCTACTGGTGCAACACAAGGGCGCTTTTCCAGGGTTGAAGAATATGCAATTTACTGTTTTGCACCAAATGCATTTGTTCCTGTTGGCGATGATTCCATGCTTGGCGAAATTGAAACCTCAAAAAAAGTAAGGTGGAAATCCCTTCTAAGGTCGGGAACAAGTGCTCGCCGTGAAGATCGGAAAAACATGTTTTATCCAGTATACATTGATGCTCACAGGGGCGTTGTTGTTGATGCGGGCAGTCCCCTTCCCTACGAGGAATCTCCAGATTTTTCTCCGATTAACGGGCTACAAGTAGCATGGCCAATTCGAACGGACGGTAGCTTTGGACGTTGGAGCGTAGGAGTAGATACTTTCCGTACGTTGATAAAAAAAGGATATGTCTCACTTGGCAGGTTTGATACCAAACGCAATACATGGGGAATTACATACATAAGTGATCAAACTCAGAAAATGATTGCAAATGGTCGTGTAATAGTGACTGGTAAAAACGAAAATACCGGTGTCGTTACAATAGAATATGCGGATGCACACAATCAAGCAATTAGAACCGTTTGGTATAGAACTCTGCATAATGCAGGTGCCTATGGTACGGATCTTTTGTCCAATATAATTGGGCAGTCACGTACATTTTCATTTCCTAAATCTGTGTACGCTACTAAAGACACAATAAATGCTGTAGTTCGTGACAAAAAAGATGCATTGATTGTCGACTTCTTTGCAGGAAGCGGAACAACACTACATGCGGTTAATATGCTAAATGCTGATGATGGTGGCAAACGACGTTGCATCCTTATCACCAACAATGAGGTATCAGAAACTGAGGCACGGGAATTGAAAGTTACTGGTTATCAGCCGGGTGATCCTGAATGGGAAAGCCGTGGAATCTGTCGCTCAGTTACTTGGCCTCGTACAGAATACAGTATCCTTGGCAAACGAGCTGACGGTACTATTTTAACAGGTGAATATTTTACCAACCTGACGACCGATAAAGAGCTTAACCGCTCCTTTTATCAGTTGAGCTTTGTAGATGATCCTACAGGGCTTGGACTTGCTGCAAAAAAACAGATTGTAGCTCTTATAGGTAAGAAAAAATTGCCACAATCCCTCGTTAAAGCTGACAGTCGTTTCATAGTATCTGAAAAATACGTCGCTTCAATTCTCTTTGATTCAGAAGCAGTTGACGAATGGCTTGAGGCTCTTGAAGACCAAGAGCATATCATTGATTTCTATATTGTTGTAAAAGAGAATCGAATTTTCAACTCAATAAAAGCCAAAGTAGTTGATTTACTTGGAACAATTACTACCACTGAACAATACAAGCGTCCAATGAGCGAAGGCTTCCCTGCCAATGCAGAATATTTCAAATTAGATTTCCTAGATAAAAATAGTGTTTCATTAGGACAACAGTTTAGCGAAATATTGCCACTATTATGGTTTAAATCTGGCACTGTTGGAAAAAGACCTGAAATAGAAAACAATGAAGTTCCAGATATGTTAATTTTGCCTCAGAATGGTTTTGCTATCTTGGTTGACGAGACAAAATTTGCTGAATTTACCGAAAAACTCTCTGAAGAGAATAGCATCAACGTGGTGTACTTCGTTACTAACTCTGAGGCAGCTTTCCGTGAAATGGCATCAGGAGTAAAAATTAATAGCACGTACCAACTTTATCGCGATTATATCGATAATTTCGTGTTAGGAAGTAGGAGGGATTCATAAATGAGAGACATATTATTTCCTTTTCAGGAAACGGCACTTGCAGAGCTACACGATAAAATAAATAAAGCACACTTAATGTGGGGTGAACGCGACCCACAGATTATATCCTTTTCCGCTCCTACAGGCTCTGGAAAAACGATTATTATGACAACACTCTTTGAAGATTTATTATACGGAAATGAAGATAAGATAGGTGATCCAGATTCTGTGATTGTGTGGCTTTCCGATTCACCAGAACTCAATGAGCAAACACGGTTAAAAATTGAAAGCAAATCAGATAAAATCCCTGTCAGGGATTTAGTCACTATTGATTCAGACTTTAGTGCTGAGTATTTTGAAGGTGGTTATGTATATTTTCTAAATACACAAAAACTTGGTTCTGATAAGCTACTGACTGCAACATCTGATAAACGACAGTTTTCCATATGGGAAACTCTTACAAATACTGCTAAACGCATTCCAAAGAAATTTTATGTGGTGATAGATGAAGCACATAGAGGAACTTATACGTCTGTACAAGCAGAAAATAAAGCGCAATCTATCATGCAAAAATTCATTAAAGGTAGTGAGGATGACGGTCTTTGTGTCATGCCTCTGGTAATAGGTGTGACTGCAACTCCTCAAAGGTTTGAAACCTTAATCGCTGGAACGACTTCAACAGTCCAAAAAGTCATCGTTCCACCTGAGCAAGTACGTGAGTCAGGACTTCTAAAGGATAGAATTATCATTCATTACCCTGATATTCAATTAAGTGCTGATATGACTATGTTTAAAGGAGCAGTAGATAACTGGCGAAAAAAATGTGCTCACTGGAAGACTTACTGTGACCGTGAAGATGAGAAAATGATAAACCCAATACTTGTTATTCAGGTTGAAGACGGAAATGATCGGCTGGCAACTCAAACCGATTTGGGGGCTTGTATCGACTTGCTAGAAGAAACACTTGGTCGCAATTTACAGCCTGGGGAAGCAGTACATACTTTCAATGACTACGGAACTCTTCAAGTTCTTGACGTTGAAATTCAACACATTGAAGCCTCACGAATTCAGGAGGAAGAAAATGTATTAGTCGTATTCTTCAAAATGAATCTATCAACAGGTTGGGATTGCCCTCGTGCAGAAACAATGATGTCATTTCGCAGTGCACAAGATTATACTTATATCGCTCAATTGCTTGGGCGTATGATAAGAACACCTTTAGCAAGACGAATTTCTTCAGATGCTGAACTTAATAGCGTAAGCCTGTTTCTTCCATATTTTGATGAAGAAACAGTAAAAAATGTTGTTAATGCTCTACGTGACAGTGAAGCGGTTATGCCGACAGAGACAGGAACCAATAAAGAGCTTATTACACTTGAGAGGAACCTAGAATATTCTGATGTTTTTGATGCGATGGATAACCTTATCACCTATCGACTAGATTCAGCTCGCAAGCAGACGCCACTTAAATTGTTAATTCAGATTTCTCGTGCATTGACTATGGATGGTATTGACTTGGAAGCCCAGAAAACTATCAAAGATGCAGTTTTATCTGAAATGGATGAGGAAGTTAAACGGATAAAAGAAAGTGGAAAATTTGATATCCTAAGTGCTACAATCACTGGATTTGCTCTTGGAACCCTGATATTTGAATATGGAGATAATGCCTTCACTTTTGATGAGGCAACACAAACTATGACTGTCTCTGAGTTTGATATTTCACGTCATTTTGAGCAATCCGGAAAGTTGCTCGGAGAGGGTCTACACAAGGAGTATTGGATTCGACATAGTACTCGCGACCACATCGATGTTAAAAAAGATATTATTGTCCTTACAAATGATACCGACGCAATGGAGAGAATAAACGCTTTTGCCGAGAAAGAGTTTATTGCATTATATGAGAATAATAAGAGAGCTATCTCACGATTAAGTGAGGCACGCAAAAATATTTACGAAAGACTAACTAATGCTTCTGTACAACCGATTTCTATACCATGGGCGTTACCAAATTCAATCGATTTTTATCTACCAGAAAATAGTGTGACATTTGAACAGCACCTTTACTGCAATGAGGACGGTAGATTCAAAACAACACTGAATACATGGGAAAGTGGAGTGCTTGATGAAGAGCTTAATAATGGGGCTATCTGCTGGTTACGTAATATTGATCGTAAAAAGTGGTCACTTGAAATTCCATATGAAGTTAATGGCATCACCACTTCCATGTTCCCAGATTTGGTAGTAGTAAGAGCTGATACAGACGGATATATTTTTGATATTCTTGAACCACATGATCCAAGTCGCAAAGATAATTACCCAAAAGCAGTTGGCTTGGCAAAATTTGCAGAAAGACATTGGGACAAATTTGGTAGAATTCAGCTTATTAGACAAAAAAGAGGAGTTGATGGACGCGAGCATTTCTATCGACTTGACATGGAGAAAACATCAATTAGAAATAAGATTAGAGGTATTACCTCAAATGAGGAGCTTGATCGTATTTTTGATGAGGATGCTGTGAGAGAGGATTAATCTCTGCATATTTGCTGTTGACTTACGCCTTTGGCTGTATAGTGATTGATATACTCTTTCGGATAAAAAGGGTTTCTGATATTAACATCTTGATAGAAATAATCGAGCAAAAGATGCAATGTCAGAAACCTTTTATTTTATTATGTCTGATTCTAAAGATGGTTGCTTAGTCCTTGCCACCCACGACACCTACGCTGATAAATAGTAATCTAATCAACTCACTATTATTTTGCCAACCATCTTATCAACTCACTTAGTCATCGACGATATTTGTTGATGATTTTTCAAATTCATCAATCTTGGATAACTTCCCTCAAAACAAAGAACCGTGGTTATCCTTCCGGCTTAGAACCAGACCTTAAATCACGGAAAGCCTTTATTTACTTAT